CATGCAGAATGTTCTAATCCGATCATCAAAGCTCTTGGACAGGAACTCCAGTTTTGCTTCATATAGCACATCGGTTAACTTTTCCGTTACGGCCATGGGTACCTCCACTCTAATGCCAACGTCAACCGGGTTATTATACATAGTTAGTTTAAGTTGCTTGGCCTGTGTAGATAACCAATCCGCCCCCTCCCTGCCGGGGGCTAAAATCAGATAGTTGCAGTCAAGCCTTCCCCCCGTATCAGTTTCAATCCCTTTAACCTCACCGTTATCGGCAATAACCGCACTAGCCACGGTCTCAAGCCTAATTTCCAGGCGCGACATAAGGTAATCTCGCATTGCCTTGAGTACCAAGCGGCAACGCTCAGTGCCTAAATGACGGAGAGGCACTGGTATTAGACGTAGCCCTACTAGGGATGCTTGACGGTCAATCTTGTCAATCTCATCGCCTACCCCATAGAGCCTATCGGAAGCGCCGAACTTGAGGTATATGTCATCGACATACTTAATCAGAGATTTAGTGTCGTCCTTACCGAGATAATCTTGAAGCCGACCCCCCACCTGTGGTGTTAGTGTTAGCTTACCATCGCTATAGGCACCAGCCCCACCTAAACCACAAACCAGGTTAGTGCGTTTATCAATGTCCTTACCCTTCTCAATAAGTAAAATACTAAGGTTTGGTTTCTGAGAGAGCTCTAGAGCGGCAAAGATACCAGCCGGGCCACCGCCCACAATAATAACATCGTATCTCTTAGTCATTTTATTTAAGCAGTGCCATTGTATAATTCTCAACCTTAGCCGTCAAGAAACAGGATTTAACGAAATTTTAATGCTATTTTTATGGACGTTTAATGCCAGTAGGCTAGTATTGAGGAACAAGAGTTCTAGGTGAGGGTTGGTTTTATGCCATTTGGGGGATATTGTAATCTAGGGATTTTGACATTTGGCGAAAAATATGATGCTACTTACGTATTGACACTTGTCCAATAGAGGTTATAATTAAGTTATGGTCAGTAATAATCGTGGTAATTTTGGTGAGATAATCAGGCAGCAAAGGGTTATGATGTCGCTTACCCTGGGGGAGTTAGCCAAGAAGTCACTGGTATCGGCATCACATCTAGGCCGTATAGAGAGGGGAGAGCGTTTTCCCTCCGCCCGTATCCTGCGTCGGCTGGCTAAACCTTTGGACTTTGAAGAGAATGAGCTATTTGCTTTGGCTGGTTATCTGTCCTCTCGTTCCCTTAGCGTAGCTGAAGAGAGCCCAGCCTATGCTGGTCGGCGATTGGACCCTTACGTTGCCAAGGTGTTATCACAAGAGCCGGTTGAGGTGCAGCGGGCGGTCATTGGCATCCTCAGCATCCTGAAGAGTCTTGCCTCAAGCATGACCAAAGAGTAGGTAATGCACGAGGACACCAGAGCTAGGTGTAGACAGCTATTACCACTGCCTCTTTGGGGTTATATTCATCAAAGAAGATGACAGCTACCTTTCTGCCCAATGCCATTTCGGCAGTGGGTAGATTTCTGGCCACGGTAACATTCTCTAGATAAGCCTTATAGCTACCAGTAAGCTGGATTGTAGCTTCGTAGTCTGTAGAATTAAAACCCTTTAGTATTGCTTTTCTCAGTCTCATTTTGCTTATCTCCTTTAAATTTTTAATAACCCTATCCCCCGATTACTATGCCAGGGGATTTATACTGCTCCCAGTAGCAACCGCTCCTCGTATTCCCTGCGGAGAGGGTGGTAAACCAGAATTAGTCCGAGCACCCTCTTTTTTTCGCTACTAAGCCCCGCTCGGCTGTCGGTTATGTCAATGACATCATATAGCTGCTGTCCGCAATTGGGCGGGATGCGAATAGCCCCGCTAGTTGATTCTATCTCAGCCTGCCTTAAATAGGCCTCCCCTCGCTGCTCGGCTTGAGACACGCTATCTATATTCCTGTCCTCAAGCTGGTGTAGCCGGTCATAGAGCCTGTCTATCTCATCCCAGGAGAAGCGGTCAACAACAATTGGCTCACCGTTCGCTGAATTGTAGCCCTCAACCTGAATGCGATTAAGCTCCCAGCCTCCCTTTTGGTATTTTCCGTCTAGTATGGGATGGGCTGAGCCATAGGAATACACAGAACTATCGGCGGACTCAGGATTAACCACGTAGGCTTTACTGCCCTCGATAAACACGACATCGGGGACGAAGGATAGCAGCTTTCTTAAGACCGCATCCCCTGTATTATTAGGATGGATGGTAAAGTCCGGGTAGTAGCTATCTAAAACTGTTGACTGAGATTTAACCTCAAGCTTGAGTCCACATCGGCCTAACACAAAAGCCAGGAGTTCTTTAACGCTCATATCATCACTTGCCTTATTCCACCGGAACTGGTGTCGGGCTCGCCAATTTTTAGCTAAGACCCAGCCGTCTGAGGCATGTAGAATAAGGCTGGCTTTGCCCCCGGAGCTGGTATGCTCATAGGCTGTAACCCAAAAAGCCAGACCGGAACTAATCTCGTTGCCCTGAGAGGTAGTATAGCCCGGGCTTAGCTCTAACTGACAGCCTATATCAAGGACGGTAAGCTCGCCCTCCCCCGGTGAGGCATAGTGCCCGTTACTATTATCTAGCTCGACTATTAGCCTCCCTTCCCCTTTAGTAAGTTCCTGCCTTACACTTAAGACATCAGCGGTTAATTCAAGGCTCTCCTCGGTGAGTTTTGCCCGCCATACGCCGCTGGGACTTGACAGCCAGCAGTAGTCGCCATAATGGGCTATGGCCAGTCCATACTCACTTGACAGGTTAAACGGCACTGGCTCATGCCACAGGTTGTCGGCAAAATCGGTGTCGGGGACAGAGTGTGACCAGAAGGGGCGGCTGTAGGCTTCGGTGCCGGTAAACTTCTCAACGAAGAAACACCGATAGGTATCGGGCTTAGCCATAAATGCCTGGCGGTATTCAAAGTTACCATCTCCCGGTGCTGAGGCAAGTGATTTTAACCCTGACCAGGTATCTGATGGTAGCTCACCACCGTCGCCGTAGATAAGCGACCACAGCTTAAAGTTGCCATCTGAGTCCTTACCGGTAATAAAGAGATTAAAGTCGCTATCATAACAAGCAGCCACTCCGGATAAATCACCGGTGGTTTTATCCCAGGCGACCTTGCTCTGCCAGCTACCACCTACATACTTTTTAACATACAGGGTTGCCTGGTCAGCAAAGAGCAGGGCGATATCACCGTTTGGCTTATAGCTGGCAGTGATACCGTAGATAGCCGTGGTTGGGGAGTAATCAATAAGCTCTGGAGTGCCCCAGCTAGTCCCGTAATCGGTGCTTTTTAGCTGGTAAATTCCCCGGTCGCTCTTTACCCAGAAGATAGAGACCTCAGCCCCCAGCGAGCCGGCGGTTACGATAACAGCATTATACTGGTTACAGTATGTCCACTGGCTGAAATCTGATTCCGGGTTGGGGTTAGCTACCCTTTGCCGGTAGAGCTTCCTGCCATCGGCTGGGGGCGTCAGCCTCAGCCTAATGAGAGAGCCATCACCGGGGATAGTTAAGGCGTGAAAGTAATCAGTCTCGGCGCCGGTGTACAGCCGTGTCCAGTCTAACCTCGGAGTACCGGTGATTTTATTCTTGGCTTCAACCTTAACATAAGGGGTGCGGCTGGCTTCCTTCTGAGCGGCTAGCAGCGTTGGCGATAGGCTTCTCAAGTTAAACCTCCTTTTAATTCCCTGACTGTCCTGGGACCCAGGGCGTTCCCCAGAAGATATGGCCGAGCAGGATGCCGATACCCGTGGCTAGGGCGAGCCAGAGAAGCGGCCTGCGGTGATAGGAGTCCCGGATAATATATGTCCAGGGACGTCCGCCTACCCTTGACCACAGGGTTTTATAAAGATAACATAGCCAGTCCTGTTTCATAGCTCTCTTTAAGCCTTACCTTCTTGGTCACAGGGTTTTATAAAGATAACATGCCCGGTTCTGCTTTATGGCTTTTCTTTGAGACGTTTCATGGCTCTCTCGCCGAAGTATTCTATGATGACGGCGGTAATTAGCCCGGCGAGCAGTTGGGGTATCTCAACCCCGGTCATGACACAGATGCCATAAACCAAAAACCCCCAGACGATGATAAATGGTCTGATAATACTCTTTATGAAGTCTGCCCACTCTTTCATAACTTGCTTCTTTTAGCCTTCTTAAGCATACTCACTCAGTCTGGGTCTATTCTGTGAAGAACTGCTGGGTTCTAAGCCTCTGCCGCCGGCCCAGTTGCTTTAGCCTCTCCCTGAAGATTACCAGTCTCTCGTTGCCCCAGGCGCGGTATTCATCAGCAGTCATCTTACCCCCGATATTTACCTTGTTTATGGAAAAGGCAGCCCAGCTGATAGCTGCATAGCCACAGGCACCGGTAGCTACTAAGTCCTCATATTTGTCGGGGACAGTGGAGCCGTTAGTATCAATGGTGTGGAGTGTCCCGTAGTAAACATAGCAATCAGAGCCGTTTGGCTCAGGGCCGCTTATTATGGTTAAGGTATCCCCCCAGATGGAGAAGCGCTGATACCTAGCCGGGGACTCATCTACCGGATATTCTACGGCTTGAACCATAACCCGATTGCTAAGGCTGGAGATATCCACCCCTCTGGAGCCACTTACCGTCGGCAGGGTAGCCTTGGCCGGCAGTGGCACCCTCTCTGATAGCTCCCCTAAGGCGTGGTTAATATGTCTGCTTAGTTCGTCATCTGACCACTGGTAAGGGGTGGTCTCATCCTTGAGGTCACGTCTTACTAGGGTTATCATCTCAGATATATTCATAGATTACCTCCTTAGGCGGTATTTCTGTGTGTCCTGCCTTGATGTGCAGTCTTATATTATCGGCAGCGGCTGAGGTCATAAGTTCACCCTCTTGGATGGTATTCCTGCCTTGCCTTTCCTGGTAGGCAGTTTCATATCACTGGCAGCGGGTGAGGTCATAATCTTAGCTCCAAGCCGCTCTGAGCCTGAGCCTACCTCACTGGCGATGGTTAGCACCAGCAGACTAGCCAGGGCGTCAAGTCCGGCGCCGTTATCGCTGGAGAAGAAGGCTTTATATAAAGTAGCTATATCCAGTCCTGAGCCGACATCAGGAAGGGCTATTTCTCTATCCAGTAGCTCGTCTATGCCCGAACCGGCCTCAATGGTAGCTAGAGCAGAGACTAGACTGGTAAAGGTGTCTAACCCGGAACCGGTTTCCGCTCTGGCTAAAGCGGCTAACAGGGTTAAGCTGGCATCACTACCCAGTCCGCTGTCGGTGTGATGCAGTAATCTAGCCAGTAAAGACTCACTACCAGTTCCTGTCTCAGAGGCAGCCAGTAGCCGAGTAAGAAGTGATTCAACGCCTGAGCCTGAGTCAGAGCCAGTCTTTAGGGTTGGCTGAGCTAGCTCGGTGACAACATCTACCCCTGCCCCTGTTTCACTGCCTGTCAATATGGCAAGGAGTGCCACCAGGGCTTCCATCCCTGAGCCAGCATCAGGGCGCTCGTGTAATGCACTTGGGTAATCGTTTTTGGTATCTGCCCCGCTGCCAGTATCAGATTTACTTAATGTGGCTAATGGATTACCTGAGATTTTGACATCTGCTCCTGAGCCAGTATCAGAGGAGGCCTTTTCAGTAATAGTTACCGCTGTGGCATACCCAACAAGGAAGAAGTCAACAACAGTGTCCTCTATGGGATGGCGCAGGGCGTCATAATACAAGTTTTCACTTGAGCCATTTTTGCGTAACCCATAAGCATAAGAGGTAGAAGTAACCACCTCAATAATACCCATCTTAGAGCTAGTGGGTAAAGCTGATAAATCTGTCCAAGCCCCTGCAGTGGTTATACTTAAATCAGTGGCATTGGTGTTAAAGGTTACTCCATCAGTGATATAGCCAAGAAGGTAGAAGTTAACATCAGTTGCCGATATTTTGCCTTCAACAATTTGGTTTGCATCACAGCCTATAATCGCACCATAAGCATTATGTCTCCATAGGTCATAATAACGGTCATCAGTTGAGCTATTTTTACGAAGCCCATAGCTCTTAGCAAGCACTGGTTCCCCCACTTCAAATATCAAACCTATGGCGCTAGGAGCTTCTGTAGAACAATCTATATCTGTCCATGCACCAGTAGTGCCTAGCGACTTATCAGTGGCATTGGTATTAAAGGTGACACCTGACATGGTATAGCCAACAAGATAGACATCAAGGTCTGTGGTGCTTTCAACATAGGCTTCAAAGATACGGCTACCATCAACACCTATAGCCATCCAGCAATGGCCACTCTTAACTAGGTCTTGAAGCCGGGCATCGGTTGAACCGTTTTTACGAATGCCAATATCACGATTACTAGCCGAGTTGTTTACAAGATGTAGAATAACGCCTGTAGCCCCAGAAGGAATAGAACCACTAACATCAACATCCTGCCAAGAACCTGAAGACCCTGGCGTTACCTCAGTTGGTGTAATTGGATAAAAGGTCTGAGCCATTACATACTCCCAATCTCAGTCTTCTCTTTAACTTCCAGTGGCTTGCGTCCTAGCTCGGTCCTTATCTGGTTTACTCCCTCTAAGTGAAAATTAAGGGCTTCCTCAGCCTCAGCCAGTTGCTGTTCTGGTGTTACTTGCTCATACAAGCCTTGACTGATAGCCCAAGCCTTATAATCATTCCAAAGTTGAGTCTTTTGAGCCTTGTAGTCATTTTCTTCTTTAGCGGTTACACCAGTAGCCCTCTTCTTCTGGTAAAAGGCTGTGCTGAGGTTCTGGACGGCAATCTCATACTCGCTGTCCTTCTGGAGCTTGGCTTGGCGTTGTCCATCAGTTAAGCTAGATGGGCGTTTTGGGCGATAAATAGTCTCCATAGAGCCTCCTTATGGGCAATAGGGAGTAGATAAAGCCTTAGCCGTCTCCTACTCCCTATTACCAGGTCTTTATCAGCTTAGTGTTATGGATACCTCCAGAGTCCACGTGCCCGATGTTTTAGTGCCTAAGTCTTCTACCTTACGGTTGAGGCACTTAGCGCTGGTTGATTGCTTAACCACCCATTCCTTCCAG